TGAATTTGGGAACGCAACTCCATAGTTACACGTAAAGCGATTAATTCTTGTTCGAATAAGTTTACTGGTGAACCGTCAGCATTTTGTACTGTTGATAATTGACCATCTTCTGAAATTTTGTAAGACATGTTGTAAGGAATGCCATAAAACACTTTGTTGAAGTCTCCAGCGTATAAGTCACCTTTTTTAAATTGGTCTGATTTAAGGTCAACAACTGGTAGTCCGTCTAGTGTATTGTTAGCACGGTCATAGTAGCTTTCTTTAGTATCTTCATCACGAACTCCACGTAATGCAGTGCGATTTTGTGTTTTAGATAAGAAAGCGTTAGCTTCAACATCATCTTCTAATAAAGTATCCTCTAAAGCTAAGATATTTTTTAAAGTGATATCACCTTTTACTACATTGTTAGCTGCAGTAGCTGATTGTTCTACTGATTGTTTGAATGGGTTATCTACATTTAACAAACCTGCTTCGTCAAACTTTTTATAGAATTGTTCAGCGATTTGTGGTTTCATCGCTTCGAAGAAACGAGAGTAAGTGTAGTTTAAGTATTCACGAGAAGCAACGATGATAACACCTAATTTATGAGAACGCATAGACGCCTCAAGTAAGCTAGGTTTAGAAGTTTGAATTTTTTGACCTTCTCCTACCCAGTAAGCGCCTGGTTTATCTGCCCAGTAAGTGAACTTTTTCTCTGATTTACCGCCCATATCTTGGTATTGGCCTAATTGCATAATCTTTGAGTTTTGTAATACGTCTAAAAGAATAGGCTCATTGAAATCGTTTAACAATTCCCCTTCTTTGTGCTCATGCATCATTACATTATCTGGATTGAATGTTTGTGGGTTTACTTTTACCATTTAAAATGCCTCCAATTTATTGAATTATTCTATTTTGTCTTGCTATTTCTGCAAAACTATCGCTTGTCTTTTTGTTACTAGATACATCACTTTGTTGTCCAGACGGCGTTGTTTGACGAGTAGCTTCTTTTACTTGTTCTTGAACTGCTCTGTCGAAATCTTCCTTAATCGCGTTGACAACTTCATTGATTTGTTCGTTATCTTCCAAATGGATTAGTGACTCTGCAAATGAAGTAGGTAAACCTTTGTCTTTAAGGTCGTTCTCCACATCAGCTTTGAGTTCACGTAATCTGAATTCTTTTTCCTTTTCTGCTAAGGCTTGTTCGCGTTTCTCAAATTCTTTGTCTTTCTTCTCTTTTTCAGTTAACTTAGCGTAGCTTTCAGCTTCAGAACGTGCATTTTCAACAGCTTCTTTTAACCTTTGTTCGAATTTTTTCTCTTGATTTGCTAATGCTTTATTTACAGCCTTGTGTTTTTGACTATCTAACTCACTTTGAGTTAATTCAAAAATTTCTTTGTCATCATCTTCTTGGTCATTTCCGCTTTGTTTATCTTTTACTACAGGATCATTTGGATTATCTTCAGCGAAATGCTGTAAATTTAGCTTTAATCGTTTAATTTCATTCATTTATATCGTCCTTTCAAACAGTCTTAACACGAATGATTTTACGCATAAAAAAAGCACCCATTATAGTGCGGTTAAGCCCAATAAAGTGTGCTGATGTTTATGTTTATTACATTGTATTAATCCAGTTGATTATGTTATTGGCAGTTTAACGACTTGCTGAGGTCGAGTAGGTTAACGTATCCTACTGACGAGATATTGGCGCGGTAACGCCAGGACCAACTGCTTCACGTTTTGACATAAGTACCACCTCAGATGAAATTTTTAGGTTTAAACTCTTTCTTCTCAGGTTCTTTCTGTTTCACTTGTTCTCGGTTACTAGGGTTTGAGTCATTCAATCTTTTCAATTCATATTGAATGCCTTCGAGAGCTTTAGCGATACGTTCATTACACACCGTTTCCACCCTCTTGAATTGCATCAACAATTTTGTCTATTTTTTCTTGTGTCGTCATACTATCTTTGATGATATCTGAAGGCTCTTTGTTGAAGATTTGATTATATTCATCGTAAACATCATCTAGCCTGTCTTGTAAGTAACTTTCGTCATACTTGTCATACTCATCGATTGTATCACCATCAAGTTCAGTGACGTCATATAGGCCTTCCTCTGTTTCGTAATCTTCTTCGTACTCTTCTTCTAATGCATCTTCAGGACCGCCTAGCCCCTCTAAGAAATCTAAATCTTCTTGATCAAAGTCATCTGAAAAATCGTAATCTTCTTCCCAATTCTCTTCTTCAAATTCTTCGTCATCTGGATCCATAAAGTCATCTTCATATTCTGAACCTTCTTCATCGCTAAAATCTGTATCGATGACTTCTTCTTCTTCCCAATCAGCATCTTCATAGTCGCCTATAGAATTATCTACGATTTCTTTTGCAGTACCTTCATTGGTAACTGGTGGCGTATTTGTTATATCGTTTGTTTCTGCCAATTACAACACCTCCTTTTAATTATTTAACAACGCCTCCGAAATATCTTCCTGCGCGCTCTTCAAAGAACTTATCACGCCAATCAGGATTGATGTGTGGTGCGACAGCACTCCGACAAAAAGGATGCATAGGCGGAGCGTTTACACCAGGTTGCATATCTTTAACTTTGAAAACTTTTTTGTTTAATCCTCTGCACGTCTTTGTTGTCTTACCATCAATCTTAGCGTGATATTCATATTCTGCATCTGGACCATGTTGTTCTAACATATGACGCTTTGCAGCTAACGTTTGCACTCTAGCGGTTTCTGTTATGAGTAAACGTCTTATTTCATAGGTACTATTACCTGTTTCTTTTCTGAACTCTTTTACGAACTCGTAAGGATGGCGACCTCTTAGTAATACTTGACTTGTTGCTTTCTCAACATGGTGTCTAACTACTTTCATATCACGCCATAGTCTACGAGACCAATTAGAGTTTTGAAATGGAGCAGTGACAATTGTTTTTATATCATTGAGTGATACATGTATTGTTTCGCCTAAAATACCTGCTTGTTGCTCAAGAGAACGATAATAGGAAGATTCCATGTAGTTATAAATAGATTGCTCTATACGAGCGTATGAGTACGTTACAATGAGCCCTAACTGTGCTTTAAGTAACTTCTCTCTATTCACATACATCGCTGTGTTATATTGCTTAAGTTCTCTGTTCGCTCTATCGCTAAAGTCATTGTTTTTAACGTATGACCTTGCTTTATTAGCAAAAGATTGAACGTCGAAAGTATCCACTCGTTTTTTAGCTTCACTAATAGGAATACCTTCACTGTCTGCGTATCTTGCATAGAACTTAGATATCTCATTCTCTATATCGTCAATCATGTTTTTAACAATGCGTTCAATCTCTTGACTCATTTCCTTATCGCTCATTGTCTCATCTTTAATAATCTCTTGAGCTCTTTTATCCCAATAAGTCATAGATCATCACTCCTCAATAGGTTGATTGGAGTTGTTAAGTTCATTGTCAGAATCTTGTTCGTTGTACATCAAACTATCAGAGTGCTTAATCTTTTCTTCTTTTTCTTTCTCAATACGTTTGACTTCATCTTGTGGATTGTCTATGAAAGATACAAGAGACATCAATGTTTTTTGGCTAATTTCTCCACCAGCACTCATGTACATTTGCATTTCTTCTGTAATTGACTTAGGTAAGTTTCGAGTGAACGTAAATACTAAATCTTTGAGATTATCTTTGTCTATCTCTCTATTCACACCCATGATTTCTCCGACTAACTTGTAACGTCTAACCAATCCTTTTCGGAACAACCCTTCTTTGATTGCTGTACGTTGTTCTAAACCAAATAGCTTATATTTCATGGCTTCTCCAGATTGTTGGCCTCCAAAGTTTTCATCAGTCATGTCTGGTGTGTTAGTAAGCGTGTGAATGTCTTTAGCAATTCGTGTCTTATATGCTTCAACGCCACTTACATCATATTGTTTATAGATGTATTGAGCGTCTACATTACCTTCAGTGACTTTGTCGTCCACTGTTGCATATTCAGGAGGTGTTAAATGGAATACGTTTGCTTCTTTTTGTAAAGTTGCTACCTCTTCATTTAAATCAACGTTACCTTTAATTAACAACATTGCATCGTTTAAATCACTCATATAGTTAGCTGTATCTGACTGTGCTTCATCATATAAGTCAATAAGGGGAATAACCTTCTCAAAGTCTCCTCTACGTTTTTCATTGTTGCTGAACTCTGTAATAGTAACTCTACCGAATGAATGCGCTTCTGGTGGTTTTCGCTCGGACAGCTCTAAGTTAGTTACGCTGTTTGCCTCATAGAAGTATGTTGCTTGATCTGTAATAACATCAACATAGTAAATGTTACTTTCAACTTCCGTTAACTCTACGCTATCTTCTGTTGCTACCTTCCAGTATCTAATAGCCATCAAACTATTCTTCTCTACGCTTGTGTCATATATAACGAAAGTATTGCGTGGATCTGATTTGTATAATCTAACCTCATCTTCTTGGTTACGTATAATGTATTCATACGCTCTACCAAAGATAGACAAGTCTAAACCTAAAGAGCGATTGTGACTATCCACATCGTTAAGACTGTGTAACTCATTCAATTTATTTTGTGTCATTTCTTTATCTGATTGCACTTGTATTGCATGGCCAAAACAATAACCATTAATAAAGTCAGTGATATATGAAGCGAAGTCATGCGCTGCTCTATTATCTGCTAAGTGTTTCTCTCTCCGACGTTTGTTACGCATGATATTGAAGTTTAAACCTTGATAGTAATCATCTAACATTTGTAGCCTTGGAACTTGCGCCTCTATATGATGACGAATGAAATCACTAATATCGTTAGGATTATCTAACAAGTCTTGTACTGTGCCATCGTATTTGTACGTTTCAACTGCGTCACGTCTGTATATCTCATCACGCATTTGACGACGTTCAAGATCTCTTTCAAAGTTGTTTACGTGTGCCATGTGTTACCTCCTTTATAAGCCCATTGCCTTTGCTCGGCTAATATTCTTCTTAATATTGACGTTCGTTCTGTTATTTCTAGGGAAATGGAATTCTTCTAGGCTATATCTCAATGCATCCATTAAATGGTTATTTGCATCTATTGGTTTATTTAACCAGTTACCGTCTTTGTCTTGGTCGAATGTATATGTGTTTAATTCTTCTATTGTATGTTCACATGTTGGGTGTACATATATTTTGAAACCTTGTATAAATTGAACGCCTTGCATAATAGATCCTTGACCTTTTACAGATGGTTTAATATTTGAAATACCTTTACGCTTGATTTCGGTAATTAAACGTTTTTCTGCACTATCAGCTATTATTTCGGCATTTTTCAATCCTTTATCGAGATACATTTGATATATCTCATCAGTCAGCATACCTCTTTGATAATGCTCATCGTATATCCATAACTCTTTATTCTTTAAGTCAACGATAGTACTAATAAGTGTTGTAGGATCTTGAGTGAACCCAAAGTCACTACCATGAGCCACAACTTGCTTTTCTTTCAACTTCTTAACCCAGTCAAACTCCTTAACCTCGAAATTCTCAAACACTAATCCTTCTGCTACTCCCCAATCTCCATCACAAACAATTCTTGCACGTCTTGGGTTTGTTCTGTACAAATCCTCATAACGTGCAATATCGACCTCATCAAGCCATTCATTTACTCGATAGGTTGTTGTATATGAAAATGTGTTGTTCAACTTAGTATCTTCATCAAAGAATGTAGGTTTAAGCCAATGACGTTCACTCCAAGGGTTGAACGTTATAGTGATTTGCTTAAAGAACTCTGGATCATCCACAGAACCACGTATAGATTCAACTACTGTACTGAACTTATCAAAGGTTTCTATTTGGTAAGATTCCTCAAACCATGCCCAACAAAGTATGCCGTTTTCCACAGTGATAGAAGTTATCTTCAACGGATCATCCAATCCTCTAAATAATATCTTCTGGCCAGTGGGTTTATATGTTATCTCAGGCAAACTGTCATTAAATTTGAATAAGTGTTTAACACCTAGTCTATTTGTAGCCCAACGTAAATCTGTGTATGTCGATTGTTTGTTAGTGTTACTAAAACGTCTTACAACAAGCAAGTTAGCCCAGTCGTACATCATTAGTCTGTATATGAAGTTAAGTGCAGTTGTCTTAGATTTCTTACTACCACGACTTCCTTTAACTACTCTGTAAAAGTCTTTATTGTACCAAAATTCGTTGTACCCACCACCGATTGTTTGAGCGATACTTACTTTGCTATCAGTCATTGGCAGGCACATCATTTACAAAGGTAGGCGTTACGACCTCAGCTTCTACTTTGTCCGTTGGTTTGTGTCCTGTTCTATCTAAGATGTCACTTGCTGCGTTGTATCTAACCAACTCACTTTTAGCAGTTAGTAAATCTTCCATTGTCTTAATCGCCTTACCAGTTAGTCCTTTTAGTAGATTACGTTCAGCATTAAGCAATTCTTCTTGAAATTCTGGTTTCTTTTTCCACGCTATTATGGATTGAACAGACACCTTTAACTCTTCAGCGATTTGTTTTTGAGTTAATTTGCCCTCAACCATTAGTGCAATTGCTTTCAATTGTTTTGAGTTCATTCCCCAAATCACCTCCAATTTAAAGAAAATTAAAGTATTTATACAC